CTACCTCGTCGAAATAGAACGGACACGAGACGTTGGTCTGCCACCATTGCTCGTCGCGTCCGACTGTTGCGAGCGATGGTGTTCTCCAAGTGATGCCGTTGACCGTGGTGCTTCGGAACAGCGTTTTGATTACGTCGCCCAACTCCAGCGAGCATCCGTCGCCCTTTTGGACGGACTCGAAAATCTGCACCTCTAAGATCCCCGGCGTGCGGAACCGTTTGGCGGAGCCCAGCGTGGCCTGGAACGAATCACCCCACAGAATTCGGAAGCGGGCCCATACTCCGCTGGGCGGCGGGGTGAACGGCACGTTCGGGTACTCGACCGGCACTTCCTTCGCCTGGGCGAAGTTGATGTCGAAACGTTCGCGGATTTCTTTTGCGGCGTCGGCGAACGTCATGTCTCATCAACCTCCAGCCCGTACTTCTCGGCCAAATCACGGATCGTGATCTTGACCATGCCGTGCGGGGCTTGCTTCGACCAGCCGTTCTCCAGCCTCTCGATGTACGGCAAGTTGTTCTGGATGTAGCAGTTCTCGTACGCCGACATCCGGTTGATCACACGCCATCCCTTGGCGATCGTGTCCGACCCGTCGGGGTCTGTCTTCTTGAACCAGTGCCCGGCGTAGAACGCCGATCGCGTCACCACCCAGTTCGCCCTCGCCCTGCCGGTCTTGACGGGCGTCCGCTCCACGATCTTCTGCAGGGCCTCGTAATAGACTTGCTTCTGGAACTTCAGGGCAGCCCTAGGCACTTCCTCGTTCACATACCCGTTGACGGCCCGCTGGAACTCTAGGAAGTTGGTTTGGATCTGGCTCATGCCCGTAGTTGTAGCAAGTACATCGCCACCAGGTCGCCCGTGTATATCCTGCCGACCGCCATCACCGTCCAGGCCTGTCCGCCGTCCGTCAGCACCATCCCAGCGTCCGGCGTGAACTCCAGCCCGGACGCGGCCACGTACGCCGACATGTCGCCCGACTGGACGGACGAGCCCGGGAGTGGGGCCATGGTCCAGGGCGTGGGTGGGGTGATCTTGACGGAGTAATCCGTGTCGCCCGCGGCACATACCGTTCCGTCAGCGACCGAATAGCTCCTCAGCCCCGGCACTGTGACGGTGACGGTCTTGCCGTACTTGGCGATGAGGGTCTGGACTTTAGGCACCAGCCGCCGGTCGAGACTCGTCATGCCCGCCTCACTTCGCCCCGGGCGGTCAGGTACATCCGCAGGAGCAGGTCGATCTTCTTGAACGTCGGCTGGGTGCCCTTAATGCCGGCGTAGCTGATCGACTCGGTGATGGGCCCCACGGTGACGGACTCCGCCTTGATGTTCTGGGCGGGGTCGCTGTTCGGGATCAGGTCGGTGCCGTTCATGTCCAGCAGGGCCGCTTCGCACTGGGCCTGCTTGACTTGCAACGGGACGGCCGTGCTGGGGATCGCGAACCCGTCCGAGTCCTGGACCCAGGCCCGGGGCCAGGGCAGGGCTTGCGTCTCGTGGACGCGGTAGTTGATCCAGCGAGACTCGTACTTCACCGTCAGGTACTGCGCGGCCCGCACGAGACGGCCTTGCTTGGTGGCGTCGTCCTGAGCCGCCCAGGCGGTGCGGTCGGTGTCGTTGCCGTACATGGCGATGTAGCTGTCCGCGAACGCCAAGTCGCAGAACGACGTGGCGTCAGGCAACCCAGATCCATCTTCGACAACAAACATCGTCGTCCGCTCCTAAGAGGGCGGGGCGGGCGGGAGGTTGGTACCGCTCCGCCCCGCCGGGTCGCTGCTAGGGCCGCTCCTGCTGGTTATACGGCGTCGGGACGGGCGGGGGTAGGCCCGCCTATTCCCCGGCCTCCTCGGCCTCCCCTTCGGTCTCCCCGTCGCCCGAGACGATGTCGGTGCCGCCGCCCGCGGGTGGGTTGTTCTTGACGACCTTGCACCCCTTGTTCTTCCAGAACGCGATGTCTTGCGGGTTGTCGTTGCAGATCACATCGCCCATGGGGCCCTTCATCGTCACCGTCGCCAGCGGGCGATGGCCCTCGATGACGTTGTGCACGTCGCGTTCGCGGATCTTCTCGTCCAAGATATGCTCGGCCATGCTTTTCTCCGGATGGGACACTTAATCCGACCACGCCACGGCGGAGTGGGCGGATAAAGCGGCCCCGCTCGCACGGACGCGGGGCCACCCGGGAAGGAGGACGAATCAGCCGGCCAGGCGGCAGGCCAGCTCGGGGCGCACGAGCTGCGCACCGTAGAGGATGTCGAACTCGTACAGGGTCTGCTTGTACTCGCGGATCTTTTCGAGCCGCAGCACCAGGCCGGTCTTGGGATCCTGCATCGTGACGGTGTTGGCGTCGCCGTCGTCCTGGAGGGCACGGGTGGCGAACGCGAACGCGTCACGGTGGAAGATCAGGTTGACGCGGTGGCTGGCCTTGAGGGTGATCGCCGTGTTGTCGGCCAGGGTCGCGACCAGGCCCGGGTAGAAACTGATGTTGTTGCCGGCCAGGGCGGAGGTCACAGCGTACGTCTGGGTGGAGCCAGCGAACGTGATGATGTCGCCCTGTACGATGGTGCCGGTGCCGGTGTCCACCGCGATCGTCTTGGTGCCGACGGCGTACCCGGCGACGTTGTTGACGAGGTAGCCCGACCCGGTGCCGGCCGTGTGGAACGGCACGTCGTCGTCCGAGTACCAGTCGTTGCCGTACTTCCGGCCCATCTGGCCCTCGATCTTCACGCCCTGGTCGCCGGTCTGCTCGAAGTTGGCGAACTGCGCGAGCTCCAGGAAGTTCGCCTCCGCCGTGTAGTCCAGCATGCCGCGGCGGTTCGCCTTCGGGCACTTCTGGGTGTTGAGGATCGCCCGGGTCTGCGTGGCACCCTTGACGTCGGTCGCGAACGGGGTGGTGCCCGGAGTGCCGTAGAAGCCGAACACGCCCTTGTACATCGAGAAGATGTACTGGTTGACGACCTGCGCCAGGGCCCGCATCGACTCGTCCACGGCCATCGGGATGAAGTGCTGGTTGGCGTCGATCTCCGCCAGCTCCTTGTCCGTCAGGTAGAACGGGGCGTTCTTCTTCCACTGGTTCAGGGAGATCTGGACCAGGTCGTAGTTCTTGTCCACGCCGGCGGGCGGCGTGTTCGACGGGGTGACGTCCTGCGTCGTGGTGGAGGTGGGGACGGGGATGTCGATGGTAGTGCCCTTGCGAGCCGCCTCCGCCGAGTAATCGCCGTTGACGAGCCGCGGCATAGACGCCGCCTCGCGAAGCACCTGAAGGCCGCGGGCCAAGATCCGCGGCATGATGTTGCTGTTAGTGTTAGCCATGGTGGCTGTGTCCTGTGTAGAAACCAAGGGGAGTTACAAACGGTTTCAGCAGGGCATCACGCCACTTGCCGGCTTCACGCCTATGTCGAGCAGTTTTACGTCGTGCTCAGGACGCCGCCCAATTTCTAAGTGCCTCGTGTCCGAGACTCCTGGTCGCCAGTTATTCCCCGGCAGGGGCGACTCCACGGCAGCCGGGCCAGATGCTCTCAGGAGAGTCTCGATCGAGAGCCCACGGACACGAGGCACTTAGCACAACTCGCGGAGCCACCCAGCGAGTCTATTCGCCCTGGAGCGTGACCTTGCCCGAGGTCACGTCGGCAGGGTCCACCCCGGTGATGACACGACCGACTTTGACGGTCGTGTTGACCGAACCCTTTTGCTGCTGGCGTCCATTCGACGCACCAGAGCCAGACGCCCCGGACGGGGCGAAAGCGGGAGCGAACTCGTCGCTGGCCTGGAACTTCGCGACCAGCTGGTCGATCGTCATGGGGTTGCCCGCCCCATCGCCGACCGCGACATCACCCTTCTCATTCACCACTTCAACGAGGTAGGGCTGGTCCTCGCTGTCTTGCTCGCGCATGCGGATCGACCGCTCCACGTGGGGCAGAAGCAGCGTCACGCTGCCCTTGGCCTTCTGGATCGCGGCGACAGCGACGTTCGTCACGAGCGTCTTCTTGAGCTGCGCCTCGGCACGGCTGATCCGCTTCTGGAGAGCCTCTTTCTCCGTCTTGTTGGCCGTGGCCAACTCTTCCTTTAGCAGCTTGATCCGGTTCTCCACCTCGGTCTCGGGCTTCCAGGTCTGCATCTCGGCGACCTTGCCCAGAGCTTCCTTGGCCTTGACGGGGTCCAGATCCTTGAACGCGGCCAGCTTGGCGTTCGCGTTGCGCACGTTCGTGCGTTCCGCTTCCAGGGCCGACTTCAACTTGCTCACCGGAGCCAGCTCCAGTTCGCCGTTGTCGCCGTCGGCAACCTTCTCCACGTTCAGGACGAACTTGCCGTCCTCCCGCTTCGTGTACTCCGCGGCCACCGCTTCCGGCAGGCCGTCAAGGGATTCCAAGAGTGCTTTCAAAGCCATAACGTTCCAGCTCCATTCACCGGGGTCTACGCCGCCGACCATTTTGCCCGTGGACGACAGCGAACTCCCGGAATCTACGGTCGAGTCCGATTTAAGCCAACAGAAATCTTTCCACCAGAATCCCTGGTGGAAACCATGAAGTCAACTAGAATTTCGGGATGTCCTTCTCGGCCAGCCCCTCCCTTCGCATAAGCTCGGGGATGGAAAGGAATCGGCCCCGGTTGTTCGTGAACTTTTCGATCGCGACCTTTCCATCACGATACAGCTGTGCCCGGGTTTTGCCGAGCACCTGGTCTTGGATGTCGGCCCGCTGCCTCTTGAGCCAGTCGTTGTAGGTGACCTTGTCGGCGGGGGTGCCTGTGAATCGCTTGTCGGGTTCGATGCCCAGTTCCTTCCACGAGCGGAGTACGGGCGTCGTCGTGGTCCGGCAGTTGTAGTGGAAGGGCGGTCGCGGCCCCTCGCCCACCGGGTACACGTCACCGTCGATCGACCGGCAGTACGCCGTGGTGCGCTCGTCGAGGACGGCACAGAGCTGCACCGCTTTGACGAGGTGGTCGTTCTCCGCGAAGAATGCTTCCTTGGCCGACTCGATGACTTCACCATGGGCACTCCGGACCACCGCCTCGATTTGTGCCCGGGTCTTATTCAACAGCCCGTCCACGAAGCGGTTGGTCCTGGTGCCTTTGATGGAGGTGAGGATGTCGCTGGTCGCGTTCTTGTCCCACATGCCCCGGCGAACCGTGTTCATGATGCGGGACGTGGTGTCCCGCTGGATCCTCCGGAAGAGGGTGTCGATCTTGGACTCCTGGACGCGGAGCCGGTCCAAGACTTTGTTTAGAGTCTTCGCCGACACCCGTCGGATCTTAGTGCCGTCGGGTGCGATGCCCTGGAAGGCTTTGGTCTGCCACGCGATCTCCTGCTTCAGCGAGTCGCGGACACCAGCGAGCAGTTCCTTCTTCGCTGCCGCCAGGCCCTGGCCGACCTGGTCGGAGACGGCTTGCTTGAGGTACATGTATCGGGCTCCGCTGGGGCCCGACAGATTCTCTAACCTCCGCCCCATGTCTCCGATCAGGTCGGCCACCGTGACGTCGTTGAACGCCTTGACGGACTGCAGCACCTCACCCATCTTCATCTCTTCGATGTTATGGGCGTGGGCTACGATTTTGTCAAGGATGGTTTGGTTGACCGTGGGCACTCTACGATCTCCAGTTTGACGACTTTGCCCGCGTAATCGTGGGTCGAGTCGTTATGGTAGTGGATCTTGCCGTTCTTCAC